GCGCCAAACACTGAGTCAGCCGCATTAGCAACACCGTAAGCTGCTAGTCCAAATCCTCCTGCGACACCACCCGCTCTAGAAGCCATCCTCGTGAGATTTCCGTAACGACCTCTCTGTGCATGAAGATGCATCGCCTGCAAGTTTCTAGTGGTACCGGGAGCAAACCTTTGCATAGCCATTGAGCCAAGCGCAGCGCCACCTTGAAGTTGCATCAGCATTAAAATTGCTGGCGTGATAGTAGAAACAGCGTTTTGAATAGCCGGAGCGTATTCGTCAAAAAATCTATTAGCTTTTTGACGGGCGTTAGTCATGTTCTTAAACTCTTCTTCTTGAGCTTTTTTGAATTCGTCCTGAACTCTATTACCGCTCTCCATGATTCGAGCTAACTGAAGAGAAGCCTGGAACTGTTGTTTAGAAAGACCTAATTGAGCAGCAGCGACTTCAGTTCTAGCAAATGCGGGACCTCCTGTTTGTTCAAAAGTATTGATAACCCTTTGAAAGAATGGTTGAAGACCTTCTAAACCGACAGCCGCGCCCTCGGCAAGTTGATCTCTAACAGTGTCTAAAGAACCAAGGAACTGTTTCCCTACATTGCCAATTGAAGGCTCTAACAGCTTAAGAACCGTATTAACTTGCCTCTGAGCGCCAGCACCCGCAGCGCCTTGTAATTCAGTAGCCAGTTCACCGAAAGCACCCACGCCACCCTCAAAAACTGAGAATGCATCAAAGCTTTCCTGCAAGTTAGCAAGAGAGTCTATCAGTTTTTCATTACTGATTAGATATTTATCGCTTACCTCTTCATTAACTTGTGCGAGTCTCTGAACTGTGTCCGCATCTCTACCTGTTATTGAAATAAGGTTTGCATTTAGAGTGTTCAGCTTTTCAGTGCTCTGGCCAGTGGCGACCATTTTCTCGGTCAAGCCAAATACAGCGCCGTTGTTAATGTTTACACCCTTCGTAAAGCCGTCAACTAAAGCAGCAGCGGTCTCTGCGAAACCAGCCCTCGTAAGCTTAAGTTGTTCTGAGTTTTGGCTTACAAATTTTGAATAGGAGATACCAGCGGCGGTAGCACTTCTTTGAGAACGATCTGCTTTGTTGATGGCCTCAGTGAACTTTCCTACAATATTTGAATTAGAGGCTAATGTGTCTTTGAGCCCTGCAAGGGCAGCAGATTGCGTTTTATAAACTTTAGCTGCAAGATCTGTAGACCCTCTCAGCTTGTTAAGGTCTTCTGAAAGCTGCTGTAGGTTTTGAGGTAAGTTAGACATTAATTAACCTTATAAATTGGGATTATGAAAATACCTTGTCCTGATAGTTGCTGGACGTTCAGCGTCCTAAATTGATCTTTGCCAGTGTATTCGGATGTCAACGGTGCCCCTAAACGCCTGATATAATCAAAGTTACTGATTACAGCTTCAACTTCATTGTCGTATAATTTATCTACTATATCCATGAAATCTTCGACACTTATCGCATCCGCACCCACAAAATTCAGTAGAGTATTTTGAGTCCTCGCAGCACTCCAAACACCACCTACCCCACTACGACCAGATTTCATGATAAATCCAAACCTGTTCGTTCCATTGTATTTTAGAGATACAATATCTCCAGCCCTGACACCTAAATACGACGTACTTATTGGTTTAGGGGTCTGGAACCGGCCATCGATTGAAATCGCCTCAATTGCTTGCTGTACAGACACCATGTAATAATTTAGTATTTTTGAGAAAAAGAGTGTTCAAAATGAGCACCTCTCGTCTATTACTATTTATAATAATGAGCAATTTAGAACAGGACTTAGTCGAAACAATAGATCTACTTAACTTTACTTTCTCTAGTGACTTTGTAGATAAGTGGTCTTTTAAATATGGAAAGAGATTACCTAGCCTCCTCCAGATTAGACTGCTGAAATCACTCGACACTAGAAAGCCTTTGAAGATTCAAACAATCTACAAATTTCTAGTGATTGATTCTGGCTTCAATGAGGAAGTGATAAAATCTTTCCTAGAAGATATTGACTACGAGATTTACTACCCTATAATCAAGGGAACTTTAAGAGACCTATCCACATGACCGACAAAGATACTGAGAATCAAATCTTCAATGCCCTCCGCAGAAATCAATACTACGGGAACCACGGCTCCGAAGCAGATGGGGGTGACTTCTTCTGGCTCCTAATGTTTGTGCTGTATGTGTTTATTTACTGGCTTTTTTCTTAGCCTCTTTCTGCTCGTCTATTCTCTGACAGACAATCTGGTCTGAGTGAAATCTAGGGCAGGCTTCCTTGTACTCACACCAGTCACAGAAGATGTTCTCCTGAGCCCAGAACTCATCCTTCTTCTTCTTGCGAATACGCCAGACCTTTTCCGTCTGCTGCTTCTTCCACCTGTCAATTTGGAACTTGCTGAACTTCACAGCAACGAAGTTACCTGTTACAGGGTAGTAGTGAGCGCAGAAGATCTTGTTGTATGGGACATCGTACAACTTATGGATTGCCCAGGCGTATCCCTTTAATTGATTGTCGTCCATGAGAGTTTTCTTCTTCTTCTCTCTCTTGGAGGTTTTGTAGTCGATAACGAGATATCCACCATCTCTACCCTTGATTACTCTATCGATAACACCTATAAAATTGATGTCATGCTTTTCATCCAGAGGAACATTCACTGTCTGCTCGGTGGACATAGTCTCACCCAGGCCCTGATTCCAAATGATGAAGTTCTCCAAGCAGGCTTTCATCCGATCATTTTCATGAAAGGGCACCTTGTAGGTTGACCTTTCCTGCTCGGCAATCTTAAGTAAGGACTTGAGGTCCTTCTCATTGTAACCCAGTTCAAATATCTTGTGAATAAAAGATCCGAAGTTCAAGGCGTCTTCATTCTTGGAGCCAAATCCTGGCAATCTTAAGATATATTTCAGTCTGTACTTCCACAGGCACTGGTCTATAATATCACTCTTAGAGGCACTAATACTATTTATAAACATGGGATCTGATTCCTTCATTAGAACATACTGCTTGAACAAGTTCCAGTCTAATTATAGACTTCAGAGCGACGATACTGAGATAGTAGTTCCTTCTATTTTTGTGGACAACGACTACAAGCGTCACATGTCCATCAATACTGATACGGGTCTGTGGCGATGCTTTAAGACTGGCGAGGTCGGCAACTTTTTGAAGCTATACGCTATCCTGGAAAAGTGCAGTTACCGTGAAGCCTATGAGAAGTTTGTCTTTGAGGACTTCATGGCAGGCTACAAAGGTCGGCGGCCCATTGAAGAGTTTGACCCAAACCAGATTGAGTCTGACCTTGATGAAGCTGAAAACTTCAAGGTGGTCGAGAATCATCCGTTTGTTGAAGCTCGTGGTGTGGGGCAGTTCAAGTTCTACGTTGCTACTGGTGGTAAGTATAGGGGCAGATTGATTATCCCATTCACCAACCGCAACGGAAAGCTCTTCTATTTTCAAGGCCGTGCATTGGGTGATGAGAAACCCAAGTATCTCAACTGCAAGAACCTCAAGAGTTCTCAAGTCCTATACCCGTTCGATTATGGCTCTCAGGAGCCCCTGTACATCACTGAGGGCGTCTTTGATTGCCTTAGCCTACAGGCGGTAGGGTTGAACGCTACGACGACTCTAAGCTGCTTTACGAGCCGTGAGCAGATGCTGCAACTGAGTCAATATGCAGGACCCCTGGTATGCGCCTTCGACAGTGATGAGGCAGGAACTAAGGGTCGCAAGAAGTTTATGGACCTTGCTCACTGGATCCGCAGAGACGACCTTTACACTGTCGTGCCTCCAGACCCCTTCAAAGATTGGAATGAGATGTTAATCAAAGAAGGGTCAGACTTCTTGAGGACAGAAGCCGAGAAGGTAGGTAAGTTAGACTCGCTCCACCTAACTTACCTAGCGTATAATAAAGGCCATGTAATTTGATACAATGGTTTGGTTCAAAGCATCAAACTTCAACCTAGCAACATAGGAACCTGTGAGTGATCCGAAGGTGCCATCAAGCACCGATGGGTGAGTCTTCAGGGCTTCTGTATCAAGCGTGAAAATAACTGTGTTTTCCGATGTGGTATCCACAAGACTAGATGTCTGAGTGTATCCAGACACGGTAACCCTAGAAGCCAAGTTCCTGTCGTCATTTTGCTTGTAGATCTCAATCTTGGGATCAGTCACCAACGACTGCTTGAATAGGTTGGTAATGCTTCGATCGATATTCGCATTCTCTAGTGTGAACTCATTTGTAAACTTGAGGTCAATCTTGGACCCGAGCACAACATGATTGTTTTCAAGTCGAGTAGCCACCCTGAAAAGCAACGGTTCAGTCACTGAGAAGAATCGATCTTCTGTGAGGGTAAACTCGTTTATGACAGTATCTAAATCAGACCCTGCTACCCTCTGCACTGTCCATACATCAATGTAATCCCCAGTAGAGGATACTCGATTAAGTATGGTAGTATCGCCAGACAGGTTGAACACGCCACTCGGAGTGTTCCCTGAAGAGTTTAGAACAACGGCATATTTACCAGTATCAAGCTTGTAAATACCCGAAGCGTTCGTGACGTTGTAATTCGAAGGGTTGAAATCAATGCTAGTCGTGTTGGCATCTGCGCTAGGCGAGAAGTGCATCAATATGTTCCCAGTGACAGATGTGTCTATTTCACCATCAGCGGTAACAACAGAGCTAGGAGACTGGTTGTCCGAAGCAGCAAAAATGGAAACACCACTAATAGCCTGAGGATCCGTGTATTGACCATCATTGACGAAGTAGAGTATTAAGGCAGTAGGTCCGAGAACGGTAGGTCTCTCATGCCTCGTAGTCACTTGATTATCGTTGATTTTCATTTAGCCTTGCATCCTTTGGATTTCGTCAGTGTAAAATTTCAAGAAAGCTAACCGCTCTCTCTTAGTCATCTCCTTAACATCGGTGTAAGAAAAGCCTACTTTACTTACTAATATGTAGGCTTGTTGAAGGAGATCCTCAGAGGATAAAACGTCGGTTAGCTCACCGAAAAAAAATTGACATCGAGGGGGACCGCCATTGTCTCAGTGTGAGAGCACTCAGGACACTCAAATAGGAACCTGGGGTCCACGCCGTATTCCGGCTTTCCAATCTCAGATATAAGCTTCTTCACATCCAGAATATGCATTCTCTTAATGGCTTTTGAGACAAATATGGGGTCTGAGTTTCCATTAATTGATATTACAAATCTGTAAAGATTGCTGTATGAAGATTCCAAGTCCTTGAGAAATACGTCCTCTTTGCTTCGAGGAAATCTAACAACAGCCTTAACCTTTAACTTCGGAAGATCGACTTCTCGCGGATCCGATAAATCATCAGGCACTTGGTTCATATTTAAGTGCTCGGATAAAACAAGTTCTGAATGAATATCGCTATTGCAGTTAGGGCATGTGATATTGAACTGGTAATTATCTCCGTAAGACGCTTCTCTAACCTTCATCAAGAGGTAGATCTTATCCATTGAAAGTAACTCGTTTACATTAACGCCTTCTATGGACTTCTCCAGAAGCTTAGAGACAACGTCCTCAGTCGTCTTACTGCCCAAGATTTTCTGTTCGTCAAGATAAGTTAAAGGCTTTACTTCAATGCCCTGGAAACCCTGGTAAAATTTACCTTTAGATGGGATATCCAGGATGGTGAGCGAGTTTTCTGAGTAATTTGAAAAAAGAGAGTCTAGCTCAGAATCTCTGCTATTTTGTTCTACTATTGGTTTATTTTCTGACATATTAGACCTATTATGTACTATAACCTATTATAGTATATGAAAATCATCGTAGGTAACTTAACGTCCACCCTAGAGACAGATAATCCAAAGATAATATCGGCTCTACGAGATAAATATTCTTTTCCTGTCCCTGGCCACGAATATTCTCAAGCCTACAAAAAGAGAAGGTGGGACGGTAAGAAAAGATATTTTGGAGCTAACGGCAAGTTTAGGACCGGCTTACTATCTCGTATCTTAAAAGATTTAGAGGAGATTGGAGCTAAAGACATTCAGTGGGAAAACAAACCACAGCAAGAAGAACCTTTTGTCCCATCAGTAGGCAACTTTGAATATCGTGAGTATCAAGAGAAAGCCATTCACAAGTGCCTTAAGAGAAAGAGGGCAATAATTGATAGCCCTACTGGGTCTGGAAAAACACTAATCATGGCTGGCTGTATCGCATCGTTACAGCATGGCAAAGATATCACAGCAGTTGTCCTGTTTAGAGAAAAAGGTATCTTGAACCAAACTTACGAGTTCTTTAAGAAGTGTGGTATTCGAGACCTTGGTTATAACTCGGGAGAGGGTTACGTTCCTGGTAAGGTAATGTTATCCACAGTTCAAAGTATAGAGCGAATAATTGATACGCACCTTCAGGATACAGAACTCCTGATGGTTGATGAGGCTCACCAGTTCTGTCGAGGCGAGACAACGATAGCAGCCGTTGAGAGCTTTCCTAATGCCTCTTATAGGCTCGCATTCACTGCTACCCCTCCTAGGGAGAAGGCAAAGGATATTAACGCCAGGATGGTGTTAGAGGGTGCCTTTGGACCTGTGTATACTACCCGAACGGCAGAGGAT